CACGGCTTCGCTTCTCAGGCTCGTGGAGCGCCTGATGCTGGCAAGAAAGACTTTGCGGAGTCTATACCGGTATTTCCGCCTGCCGGTACAACGGCTGATTCCGTTGAAAACCGCCAAGCAACGCTTGCTCCTATAGCCACCATTGAGCTGTCTGCGCCATCATCAACGTCTTATGGTGGGATGGCAGCTTTCCGAGGGCCGGAAACAAGTTCAGAGAGCATTTCTCAGTCGCACATAACTGAGCATTCGCCGCCCGCATTGCGGACACTTTCGTCACCTGAAAGCCGAGAGGCCGGACCTGTCGCGGTCGTGCCCATTTCGCCGCAGAGGTCTCCGTATACAGCACCGTCCGCTACCCCACCGCATCAGGTTCAGTCGAGCGATGCGGATAGTAGGCGAGGTAGCTCCAGCCCACACGGCATAGAGTTGTTTCAGTTCTCGCATTCTATAGAACACTCTTGGCTAATTGACCGGGCAAAGGATAACGAGACGATTCCGGTCACTTCGGAGGAACTGCCCAGCCAATCCGAAATAAGGACATGGACAGACTCGACTGCCAAGGCGCCGCTTACTGCGAATTACGTCAAGATAACGGGCGATCGGGGTGGGGCGCCACCCGTTGTTCGACGGGTGCCTAGCAATCAAGCGGCGCAGACACCATGGCCGGATCATTTGGCGGAAACTATGCAGGCGCCAGATAGCCCACGCATTGAGAAGCAGCAGAGATCTGTGGCGCCTCAGACGCAGCGGCAAGAGCCTACCGCAACAACAGGTGATGTTTACCTTGATGGGCAATTGGTTGGACGATGGGTTTCACGCTTTCTGCAGAAGCAAGCGGAGCGGGCGGATGCCGGGCCCACGGGCTTTGATGCAAAGAGAGGACGGTTGTTACCCGGCGTGACAGTGGGGGGATAATGGCGCTCTTAACAATTGGAGGGGTTGCGCTAAGCGACTTCGAAGTCCCTAGTCAGGTCTCGTTCGGTGGTGAGCAGCGACTTGCCATTCACAAGCTCATCGGTGGCACGCGCATTATAGATGCCATGGGCCGAGATGACTCGGCTTTAAGTTGGTGTGGCGTATTTTCGGGAAGCTATGCGGGTGATCGTGCCCGACTGCTGGACGCTATGCGTGTAGCGGGAAATCCGCTTAGCCTTTCTTGGGACGAGTTTTGCTATACGGTCATTATTGATCGACTGAGCATGGAATTCCGGAACCCTTGGTGGATACCGTACGATATCGCATGCACAGTTGTCATGGACCAAGCCCAAGGCCTCTCCGAGTATGTGCCGGATCTTTCGGGCGCCATTCTTGCGGATCTTACATCGGCTTCGCTGTATTTTAATGTGTCCAATGCCATTGCCGCCACATCTGTATCCGATGCCTTTACGCAGGGAAACACTGACTATACCGCTGCCACAGAAGCTCTCGCAGGAACAGCACAGTCCATAAATGCAACGATCGAGGCGAGCCAGGTCGATCTCTCCTCGACAAATTTGACGACCCTTGTGAGTTCTGCTGGGACGTTGGCTCAGCTCTGCGCTGCCCGCGGTTATGTTAAAAGATCGATCAACAACCTCAGCGGTGCGGGTACGTAATGCGGACTTTGACCGTGTCGGGAGGGAACCTGTTTCAGATTGCAGCACAATACCTGCAAGACGCAACGCAATGGATCCGGATAGCGCAACTCAATGGAATAAGCGATCCATGGTTGAATGGGTTGGTAACGTTGACTCTGCCGGATGTGAACATTTCGGCCGGAGGCGGAGTTGGGCAGCAGTAGCGTTCGGTCTCCTTCGATCCTTGTTCTGGCCGACGGGGTTCCTGTGGCGGGCGTAATCGACGTTGAAATTGCAAGCAACGCTTATCAGGCAGCCAATCGCTACCGGTTTCGGGCTTCGTTGACGGCGTCCGGCTATGAGGTTTGGGCACCCGCTCAGATACAGATTGAGATTAGGCTGGGGCTTGATGGCGCCTGGTCAAGCATGATTGTGGGGCCGGTGGACCGGATTGCGGTTGATCCGGCAATAAATGAAGTCACCGTAGAGGGCCGCGACCTGACTGCGCGCTTTATCGAGGCGCGTACTCAGGAAAGTTTTGAGAACCAAACCTCGAGCGAGATCGCTACGACCCTTGCGATGCGGCAAGGACTTGTTCCTGCAGTTACTGCGACGACAAACCTTGTAGGCCGCAATTTTCAAAATGACCACGTGAGAACCACTTTGGACCAGCATGCGCGCTCCACAACTGAGTGGGACTTGCTTATAAGGCTGGCCGAACTAGAAAAATTTGATGTTTGGGTCGAAGGTTCGACGCTCAACTTCGCTCCACTGGCGTTGCAGCCGGATCCCATTCTTTTAATCCCCCAGAACTGCATCTCCATGCGGCTTGAGCGTTCTTTGGCGCTTACAGCGGGATTGAGTGTTTCGGTCAAGAGCTGGGATTGCCGGGGAAACAAAACGATCGCCGAAACGGCCTCGACAAGTGGCTTTACAGGGAGCAGCGCCAGCTATGTCGTGGTTAAGCCTAATTTAACGGCGGATGCTGCGCAAAGCCTGGCAAACCGGGTGATCTCTTTGATGGCACAGCAAGGGCGCGTAGTTTCGATAGATATGCCCGGGGATCTCACGACATTCCCGCGCGACACAGTGAAGATATCACAAACCGGAACCGATTTCGATGGTTTGTATATGATCACATCGGTGGAGCGCTGGATGTCGTTCCAGAACGGATTTACTCAATCGATTGAAGCCAGGATACCACCATGGACGGATTTTTGAATCTCTGCAAGGCGCATGCCGCGCAAATTGATCAGGGTTGGGCGCAGCCACGACTGGCAGTTGTCAGCTCAGTGGATCCCGCTACCTACACTGCAAGAGTTCTAATACAGCCGGAGAACGTGTTGTCCGGCTGGTTGCCGATTGCGGCCTCGTGGATTGGGGCAGGTTGGGGCCTGGCGTGCCCGCCGGCGAGTGGTGAGCAGGTGCTCGTATTGTGCCAGGAGGGAGATTCCGAGCACGGGATCGTCATAGGGCGCCTATGGTCGAACACCGTTGCAACGCCAGGCGCGCCAGTAGGCGAGTTTTGGTTGGTGCACCAGAGCGGTAGTTATCTGAAGTTAAGTAATGACGGTTCGATACAAAGCAACGCCTCGACCTGGACGCACACGGGCGACCTGCATGTAACGGGCAATATTTTTGACTCATATAATTCATTAGCGGACCTACGTAAGCACTATAACGAACATTTTCACGAGCCGAGCACTACGCCGCCTACCCCCACCGACTGAGTTTTGCAGGAGGAAAATTTAGGGGAAACGGAGCTGAGCAGCACGGCTTTCAAATTGGTCTCCCCTACGCCAATTAGAAAGTAGTATTTTCCTAAAATTGCGCTGCCGACGTAGGAAAACTAATGTTGAGGCACGTGAAAAAGTAATAAAAGTTTTTTGGTTCTTTTTTTCAAAAAAGAACATTTTCCAACTTGCATTTGGTCTTCATTTTTGTTGCCCGAAAAGGTCGTCGGGTGGCAGCCGATGGATCGGTGAAGCGCTTTGAGGGGGGACGGGATGGAGGACGCAGCTTTGCTGTGGGGCGGCGATCTTTCCGCCGGACCGACCGGAGATATAGCTCTGGCGACGGGCAGCGCTTTGGGCCAGCAGCGTGTTCTACGACGACTTTTGACCAACCCTGGAGATTACATTTGGCACTTGCAGTATGGTGCTGGGCTGGCCAAGTTTGTTGGGCAGATTTGCAATGTTGCTGATATAAAGGCAGGTATTAGAAGTCAGATTTTTATGGAATCGGCAGTCGCACGGCTTCCAGAGCCCGAGGTCGACGTGCAGAATGCCCAAAATGGCAGTGTCTATGTCTATATAAGATATGTTGATTCGGCAAGTGGGATGACCCAGGTGCTGTCATTTTCGGTGAGTGCCTAAAATGATCCTGCCATTGCAAAACTTTACGACGCTTGTCCAGAACATGGCTGCGGGGGTGCAGGGCGGTGCTTCGCAACTGATTGATCTCTCAGTTGGCAGCGTATTGCGTGCCTTGCTGGAGGCTTGTGCATCTGTCGCTCTTTGG